TCGATCTTCAGTTCTTAGTCGATCAAGGTCAAGTTCTATCCAGTCCGGAAGAACCAATGAACTCCAGGATTGCATTTCTGCTCTGGTCACGGAGCAGTATGTGCCATATGAGTTCACAAATGAGCACCTTGCGATTTTGAACAGTCAGCATGGAAAAGCCAGAGCCATGGATCTAACCAAGTTGTTTGGTTATTGCTGTTGGTGGAAGGGGATCAATGGATGCCCAACGAATGAGTTTCATGTCAATGTGAATCGGTTCAAGAATCGATTCGAGAAACTCAGGCCACCTGTCAGTATGGGTCCAGGGCTCTACTGGTATATTGATGGACATTACTTGTTCCACTGCGGTTCTCCTCGTGCACGCATCATTGCCAAGTTCTGGATGCTTGCAGCCCGTTGTTTACGGGAGGGGAAAACTAAAGTTGAGAGCATTGAGAAAGCATCTGTTTCACTCGGCTTCATCGAGTGCCAACAGCCTAATGCTTTCCATCAATTGATAAATGGTTTCACGGTCAAGGCTTGTGTCGGTAGCCACGCGATTTTCGCTCGTGGCTACAATTTTCAAAGACAATGCGACACAAATGATGACGTTTTCGTCACGCCTAGACAAGGAAAAAGATTCTGGCCATCACTCCGCGGTGATGACAATCGTAAGCTTGCTTTCACTCCTCAAGGTTTAGCGAAAGTGTTCAGAAGGAAGAGCACTTTGGCTGATATGAGATGGAAGTGGGCGATTGCAACCCAACTTGGCTTGACAGTTGATGCAGCTGAAGTCTTCTTTAGCCAGTTCCCTGAGGACCTGAAGAAGCCAGATGTTGTGGCTGTACAAGTTGGACAGAAGCCTTTGTCCTTGAATCGTGAAGAAAGGACGGTCACGTTGTTTGTTCAACGTGACCAAGAAACACAGAAACCTGCCGCTCCGAAGGTTTCAAATGATAACTCATCGCCCCCGCCCCCACCTGCGCCTGTGATGCCGAAGACTCCTGTAGTCAGGATGCCTAAGGTCGAAATGGCAGATGGTGATTTATGGCTCCGGAAATCAGGTGCTGATGGTGTTTCTAACCGTGCTTTGTTTAGAACATCATTCCCTGATGACTGGTGGAACCGGGTTAGTGAAGAAGCTCTTAAATTAATGAATCAAGATGCTTCTTCATTGCCTGGTTACAGGGCAAAATTCACTTCTAAACTGGTCGTTGACCCTTCTCAGTCTTTCAACATCTATGATGTCAAGAGCAGAAAGATTGTGCCGAGAGGGCCCCTGTTCACTGGACCTACCCCGCTTGAGTCAATCAAAGCTGGAAAGTTCAGTTTAAGGAGAACAGAGACAAATGTGAAATCAAGTGCCAATGTTGGCCGAGTGCTTGATGAACCTTTGTTAATAGAAGTGAAGGAAAATAGGCCAAGGAAAGAACGACGACCCATCACCAGTAAAGACAAGGAGGTGATGAAGCAATTCAAGAGGAGTCGTTCTTCCACAGAGGCTGACATAGAGACCAACCCTGGTCCTATGAATCCTGATGATGTCTTAACGTACAATCACCCTCAACCTTCAATCGTTACCACGGACGAGAAGGGTGAAAGAATAAGACACATCGAAGGCCAGTATGTCTTGGCGGCTGGATCACCGTTGGGTTCGAATTTCAAGATTACGGAGGCAACTCCTGAAATTGGTTCGACTTCACCAGTTGATAAGAAGGTCATCCACTCAGGTGAAGTGACCAGCCAAAACGATATATTAGGACTCGGTATCATCCCAAAACAAGATGGGTTCCTCAAACCACGTGGTTCAGAGGAAGCTGATATCGAAACAAACCCAGGACCTTCACGTCCGAATTCCCCTGGTCCATCACGCGGTCGTAGTTTTACAGACCTGTTGGACAAGTCATCGAAATCAAGGGATGTGTCACCTGCGAGGGCAGTCTCTAGAATTCATGATTTCATGGGGATTCATCCTTCCACTGACTTGGATTCAATCAGGAAAAGTTTCAACCTGCGAAATCCCGATGTTTTCCATCGGATTGAAATTCCTGCTTCCAATTGGTTGAACGACAAATACAGGCACCATTTCAAGATTGGTTCTTTCCCAACCGATATTGCCTGGTCAACCGAAACTCCAGTCATGTGGAAATCCGCGTCGGGCTTAGCAGACAGGCAAAAGAGCCTCAATACGATAAATGTCGCCAATGATCGTTTTGATCAAACAAAGATAGGACATTTATACGAGCTCTCTCTCATGTTCATCACTTCTCTTAAGGATCAGAAGTTCGGACATGAGCAATTGTCTGGGTTAGCCCATTATGTAAAATGTAACCTTCAATGCCCAGATGATGGGAATGGATATGCAATTAATTATCGCCCTATACAACGCGAAATTTCCATTCACATCACTGACGTGCCTGACACAGAGACTAGGAATAGGCTCTGGTGGTGCGTAAATGGTTACAACTGTTATCACGGTGGCGATGAGAACCGTGAAACAAGGTTACCCCAACCTCGCTCAAGAACCCAAATCTTCAAGGGTGCCTCCAAGTCTGCACATTTACAAGCTAGGCAGTATTTGGAGCAAAGAGATGCAGAAACGTTGGCTAATCCCAATGTTGAGAGAAGAGCAAGAGGGATGATCCCTGGAGCTCCAGCAATGCAATTTGATGTTCCGCTTTCGAACTGCCATTGTTGCCTGCACAACAAACCCAAAGAAGATGACGGCCAATTATCCTTTGATATGGCCAAATGGGAAAAGGCATGCACATGTGATTGTGCTTATTGCCCAGTGAGGATGAGGGGTCAGGATGAGGATATCTACTGGTTATACTACCTGTTTACCACTTTGGTGGCAATGCTGGTAGGTTTCTATAGTTATTATTCTCAACCTGATTTCGATGGCTCGCCCGATGCACTTATTGTGTCAAAGGGCGAATATCCTAACCGGCCAGATGATACTGGACAAACTCCAAGTGAACAACTCCTCGTGTGTGCCTTTGGAACACATGGAGATCAAATACCAGTTAAGTACTACGCTAACTTAGCTGCACACTTTGGAGTGGCAACCAATTATCACGTTTTCCATCATTTTACATCCGAATCATTGGATAAAATGCATCAAGGTGACTTCATGCATTGTTTCCCCGGATATGTAAGGTTGTATGGAGCAACTTCTTTAGGTTACAAGAAAGCCTTTGTGCCTCATTTGGAAATACCGTTTTCCAAAGGCATGACTTACAGGCTTCAGGCGACCGAAAAGTGGGCCCATCCTGTCAAGTTCCAGGACCCACAAAAGAAGTTGAATGTGATCCAGTACATCTCGACATTCTTCGCCGAGCTCATAGGATCTGTATACCAGCCCAATTTCAACATTGGTTGTTTGCCGGACAGCGACTTACCTCGCTCCGCTGACGGCAAAACCTTGTTGAAGAAAAGAACCAACTTGAGGAGGTTCAAGGAGGGTTGGTTGTCTGGAAGTTCCTCTGAGACCGTAATACCAGAAGAGGTAAGAAAACGTTGCCCCAAGATACCATCTGGGGACCACAATAAAATCTTCTGTGATTACGAGACCATCCACATGCATGGTGGAGCTGGCACATTGCAGACGGCACTAATGTGTGGCGCTAGGCCTGTGATACATGACAAGCGACTTGATCGCAATTATCACACAATGCCTACTACCAAACAGTGTAGCAATGGGTCAATTGCCCCTTTCATGGGATGGTTGGTGTGGAGTGGTTTCAAGCCAGTGGCCCCAATTGAAGTGAAAGCCTGGTGGCTTTTCCGTTTCTTTTGGCACCAAAAATGGACGATCATGCTGAATCTTCTCTACAACGGATTCAAGGCATACGCCATTTTCCAAGGATTCATTTCGATGTGGTCCTGGCTTTTATTGCTTTTCTTTAGTGTCAGCGTCATGACAATCAAAATCATTATCCGTAAGTCGAACCTGACGGAAATTGGTTACGCTATTGGCACTATCGTATGGGGCTTCCCCTTTGTAATCTTGACAGCAGGGAACCTAAAGTACGTCCTTTACGTGGATGGCTTGTTCAAGTTGCTGTGTTGGTTAGCAAAGGATGTCGCCAACTGGATGGATCCAAGAACTCGATTATACATCGAGCCAGTTGAACGGGGCGGCATAAAATTTCCTCACGAGTTGGGACTAGGTCACTGGGCTCTAAGAGATGAGCTCACTGGTGACGTATACGAAGGACTTTTCGAGAATGGTGAAGACCAGACGATTTCTGGAAAGTTCAAATTCGTATGCCGAAAACGTGAGATGAAGCCAAACTCAACATCATTCACAATCCCCTTCAATGTTGCACGCGCCAGACAGCTGGTGGCATTGAATGAAAGTGATAATTACTCAGGAATGCATAATTGTGTGTCCCTCGCAACAAAGGTACTGAGATTTGACTCAGTCAGAGGCACATTCTTTGGATTATGGGTAACATTGTGGATGATGTTGATCCTTCTTCCCCCCGAATACATCACGTGGGCTTGGGAAAGATTATTCCCACATGATGATATTCGGAAGTCAAGGTTCTATCAAGGATATGGATTTGCTGCCGGCATCGAGCAAATCCCAATAGAACCTGAGTTAGATGTCGAAGAAACCCTCCTTTCACACTTGGATTCTCCGTCAGTGGATGAGATACAAGAAAGTGAATACCCTGATTACAGTGATCCTTCATCTCTTGACATGGTCATAGATGAATTGCATTCTATCACTGATTCGATCAAACTTGCTGCACAGATCCAGGGGCTTCCAGAGCCGGAGGAAGAAATGTTGCAAGAAGTCAGGGAAAGGGGTTTCGCACACACAATGGGGGAAATTAAAATCCCAGAGGACTCCATGGTCAGGCTGGAGCCAATTCCCCCTTATGTGAAACACACTTGGGCCCAAATAGTAGACGCCATCCATCACTGTTTAAGTTTGATAAGACTTAGCGCTCCAATTGATGGATTCATAGCATGGTTGCGGACAATTGAAGCAAACATCCTGGAATTCATGGAACCAGTCTTAATGGCGTTATCTAAAGTAGGCAACCTGTTGTATGAGCACTCCACCACGCAATTTAGATCACTTTTCGAAGTGGTCTGTTCATTAATGGACTATGCGTGGGGTCTAGAGGCCTCAAAACGTGTTAAGACTGTCTGGGGTTTGACAGGTTTACACACAACAGGATTATTAGGTGTCAAAGCCCGTCTTGCTGCTTCAATCGCATACGCTGATCGTCATCCACGTACCACGTTCCAGAATGATTACAATCGTTTTGTGGGTGACATCAAGCAGAGAGCAAGATCATCGGGTGTTGGACATTTAAAACACGTCGGCGGCCCTCAAAGGAGAAGGGTGGCTTGGGGTACCCCAGTCATGACTCACGAGGAAGCCGAGTTGCTAGGATTCAAAACGGGTGAATACGTCACAAGACCCGAATATGACAAAAGAATAGAATCCTATCGACAACAAGGCGTCCCGCAGGGTGCCGACGGTGTTTTGCTTGCGGCAAAAACTCCAGGTCTACTTGAAAAATCAATTCATCGCTATGAACCTAGATACCCAGATTCAAGCGAACAAGATAGATACGAGATTGAGTTATGCGCCAAAAGCATGTTCGACAGATTCCCAGAGGTATTTGCGGATTGTCAAGTTCTTCCACCTCAAGCAGTTAAGAACTATATCAAACCCAAATACTCTCCGGGGACACCTTTCATCAACGACGGTGGATTCAAAAGTAGACAAGCAATGTTTGATGCTGGATATGATAAAATTATTGAACGGAGAGCAATTGAGATGCTCAAAACCGGCCAATATCCAGTACAATTCTATCACGCTTTTGCAAAATCACAAGTCGTTGATATTCGGAAATGTCTCCCACCAGAGCTCGGAGGTAAAGGCAAAGATGTCCGTACGGTTGTCTCCCAAGATCTATTTTCCTACATGATAGATCAATGTATCCAAATTGAGCGAAATAAACGCATAAATTGGGATACATTTGGAGCAGGTATAGGCATGCCCTTAAACCAAAGCATGGCAATATTGTTTGAACGAATGGCTGACAAAATGAAAGAATTCGGCGGTAGATACATTGCCGCTGATGCCACAGCATTCGATTCAGGCTGCAAGCCTCTTCTTTTCGAAGGGGCCCATATGCTTTGGGAATTAGGGTTCAAAGATCATCCTAGTGGTAACGGGAAAAACATCGCTTCTGTCATCAAAGCATCATATGATTCACGACAAAACGCCTGGATACTAGGCGTCACACAAGATCAAAATAGTCGTGCATTTTCAATATGCGTCAAGGACGAAGCGATGAAAACCAAATTGTTGTCAAGGAAACAGTTCCTTAGTTGGAAGGATCTCGCGCCTCTCCCACGGGAGAAGCAAATCCAACTAAGTCACAACAAAGTTATCATCGTGGATGAACCTACCGAGCGACCAGTGTGGTCGTCATGGCAAGGTCTATATCGTTACGGAGATATAGACAAAGCAAATCAAGAATTCCAAGCTCACCTCAACTGGATTTATCCTAATGGTCAATCACTACCGATGGAAAAGGACATCATGTCATTAGCGAACAGCAATTACGATCAGCTGTTCAATGTCCATTCTAAAGATAGTGGAGGATCTACCGGTGGTTCCGATACATCCATGGTCAACACCATAGCATTCAAGCTAGGGTTCATGTTGGCATGGAGTAGAACTACGGGCCTACATCCAGATAGGTTTTGGGAATTCAATGATTTAGCAAATACTTCCGACGACACACTATGGTGGACGGGCGGTATTGGCGGTTTAAACCATAAACGGGACATTGAAGTCTTTCGACAACATTGTCTTGAATTGGGAATAAAACTCACTCTCGAAACAACTAAGAAGATAACCGAAGTGGAATATCTTTCGAAGTTTGTCCGAACGCCCACGCCTGAGGATTGCGACACCCTCAAGGCATGGAGACGAGTGAAAATCGCCAATATCAGGAATCTAAACAAGAGAGCAGGATTGAAGGATTTAAGCTACAGACAAGAACAAGCTATCCGTCAACTTAACAATCCTCGCTTTCTGGTCGTCCAAAATCCAAACGCCATTTTATTGCGCAGATCCGCCTTCAGATACTATCAAGGTGGAATGACAAAATGGAGATACACTTCTGTGGAACGAGGTGCCGGCCATGCTAATAACACGGCTTTCGTTCCCGAATTGTATTCATCTTTCGCAAGAGAATGGTGTGAGGATGTCAATGTACTTCTTGAACAGCAAAATATCCACAAGAAGTACATTCTGGTGTCTAAAAACGAACTTGGTATGCCAGGTGTGAAAGAGATCGATTGGGATCCTAAGCAATCTAGGTCACAACGCCAATTGGCGTTCCTAGGTTGGCTCAAAGGAAACATGTATCCCAGCTATTATCGTGTGGTGGAGACCCACATGCATATAGCTCAAATCGATCCAACGGCACACGAAAAGTTTTTGGCTCGGTTGAATCGTGGTTGGAGAGGCATAGACGAGATTCTCAAGGAAGGAGTCGACGCGTTGTTTTGGGCAACAGACTCTATCCCTGATGAATGGTCAAAGAAATTCCAACCTGGAGTTTCTATGCTCTACGCAGAAACCACTTTCTATACCAGGTCAAAAATCATAGAAAAGTTCATTTATCTCAAGATGCTTGAAGAAGGAGCAACTGAATCGGAGGTTACTTTCTCTGCACTTTCACAACGTGTGCAAGAAAGTCCTTATGCTGCCTGCTGTGATATTTACCATTTTTGGGAACAGCTAGCAGACCCCGAATTCAAGCGCGAATTAACAGAAGCATCTGTGATAAAATACCAAGGGTTAGTCATGTGTATTTCTCTTTTATACATGACAATGTCTCTGATTGAGTCCAGTATATTGGCATTACCAGTATTCGGCATTCTTTACAAGCTGATGATCTGGTCCTTCGTAGGCTTGAATAAAGTCTACGGAGTAACCAATACCTTATACTGGCATAGCACGGCAAAATCCTCTCGTGAAATTTCAAGGATCATGCCCAGAGACCCATACATGAATAGCAAAAGGTTTTGTGCCTTTGTTATCGACTTGATTCCACAAACCACAGGTTTATTCCTGATGCCTATGTGTGCAATTCTCGATGCATTGCCTCCACTTGTGGAGGCCATAGGTAAAACTTGGTTTGTTGGCGGAAAGTTGAAGGACAACACAACGCCTAATGTTAATTCAAGTGTGAACCCCTGGTCCAGTCAGACACCAGACTGGGTCTCACAGCTACGCGCTAGCCCTACTCGGAGGGCCTATGTAGCTGCAAAGACAAGCACTGGGAAATCTACTTGGTTTGTCGCGGCCATTCAAGGTCACAAATCAAGGCTCAATATTAGGAAGATCTGGCTCGTCGAACCTCGCAAAGTTTTGCGTGACGAAACAGAGATTCCTTTCTGTACCGAAAGAGTCCAAAAACTAAAAGCAGGTGTATCCATACGCAACGACATGGATATACACATTTTAACCTATGGGCATCTTCAATCTCGAATACATGATATAGACAATGACGATGACATTGTGTTATTCGATGAATTCCATGAAGAGCAAGGTGAAATGATCCTTGGACTGGAAACAGTGAGAGCACCGATCTTCCTTCTATCTGCAACACCAGCCGAAATCCCTTCATTGGTTGGAACTCCGACAATAACGCCTCAAATCGATAGGAGACATGAAATCAAGGTATATAAGGTACCTGATGGAACGTCACCTACCGAAATGTTTCAAGAGGCCCAAAATAGAGTTCCGGAACTAATGGATAGGGTACTGGTCGTTGTCCCGACACTAAAGAGACAAAGGGAAACGATAGAAGCGTTGACATATCTGAAAGCAGGACAAGTATTCCCACTTGATCGGTTCAACCGAACTGTGCCAAAAGAGGGAATAATAGTCGCTACGCCATATGTCCAAACTGGTTTAGACATAAAACCGCCGCCTAATGTTCTTATAGACTGCGGTACTGACGTAATTATAGACAAAGGAAAATTCGTCAGTCCTTTACCATGGACAGATCCAGATATAGACAAACAAAGGATCGGAAGAGTTGGAAGATTACGCGAAGGCGTAGTTTTTCAACCCCAAAGTGCAGGCACCGGAAAGAAAGCTGTTAAATATCCTTCACCAAACCTGTTTCAACATGAAGCTGTGGCCAGACACTTCAAAATGAAACAGCTCACTCCGATAACAGGGGCGGTGACCGATAACTTACCTTTCTTACGACTTAATTTCACAAAGCTGACAACTCGAAGCCAACAACGGAGCGTCACACTCATACATGCCTTTGCCTTAGCCGGTTTAAGACAAGTAGAGTGGAAAACTTTTTACGCTCGTTGCTTCGAGGGCAGACGCCTTGGAGAGGATCATGAGTTCATCTCGCGAATACTTGATCATCCAAGGTGGGTAAGAGCTCCGCTCTTACCATGGGAAATGGCTTTAACGCATCTCAATCGACGTGAGGTCGTTGAGATTAACATAGCGGGTCGCAAGAAGTGGTGTAAACCATTAACAGCTATAAATGGCCAATGGATAGAACTAGAGGAATGTCCTACCGAAAAGATGGATGTTGAGGAAATCACCCAGGGTGAACTCGATTGTAGGTTCGTCAAACTACAACAAAGTCTCAACAAACTAAAAGACGGCTTCCTCTCGATGACAAAGAGTATATCTGAACACGATTATCACAATTTGTCTTCAATAGAGATATAACTTGTATCTCCAGCTATCCACCATTCGATTAATGATCAAAACGACGTTCTTCAAGCTCACGTTAGGGCTTGATGACTTTACTGCTTTCAAAGTAAAGCATTCGTAACACCGTATTTAACGAATTTCTTTTGTACAAACACTCTTTTACGGGCGGGATGGGCCCTACCGAATAGATTGCGTTTAGTACAATCTATGTTTCTTAACATTAAAATTCTTTCTTACATTCTTTCTCTGTATCGGGGTCTGTCCCATTACACGAGGTTATTTCATAACATCGATTAACGATCAAACAGATGAGCGGCATTAGTGCACTGAAATGTCACTTCTTATGTTAGTAATAGTTTTGTGGTACCGTGTATTGAGTGTTCATTTGGTTACAATTCAGTCCCCATACTGTGGACCCCATTTGATCACAAAAGATACATTCAGACACGTTATTTCTATTACATAACACCCGACTCTCTCTTACAGCTACTACGAGCTTATCGCAATAAATTCGTAAAACTCTCTCGCCCTTGCGTGTATGCCCACATAAAAGTGTTGTGGTGTCAGAAACGCATGAGGAGTTCATCTTTAGGAGGTTAATAGTCTGTTTAGCCTTAAAACCAGGACACATCAGGTTAATCCTAAAGATAGTAGAGAGCATTCGAGCCAGGAAGCCCAAAATGGTTTAAACACCATATTGGATGACACCTCCGCCCGGAAGCGAAGAGAG